CAGCAATTGATTTGGGTATGGTGTTCACACGTGGCGACGGAACCGATGAAGACACTAGCAATGTTAGCTTCTTCTGGGATGAAAGTGCAGATGAATTTGTCGTAGCAAACACAAACACAGAAGACGGAACAACAAACGGTAACATCACAATCGACGACTATGCAGACTTGCACATGGGCGGATTGACAGTCGACGATAATGCAACTGTAGGCGGAACACTGGGTGTAACAGGCGAATCAACACTAGCAAGTGCAACTGTAAGTGACTTGACAGACAACAGAATTGTTATTGCAGGTACAGCAGGCTCGCTAGAAGATGATGCAAATCTAACATTTGATGGCACAACATTTGAAGTTGGTACAGGATTTGATGTAGTAGCAGCAAGCGGTAATACCACAATCGGTGGTACACTGGATGTTACTGGTGCAACTACAATTGATGGTGTTGTAGAAATCAACAGCACAGGTGATCATGCACTACGTGCAGACGGCATGATTCGTGTAGCAAGCACAACAGATGGCGAAGGTTTTAGAATAACCAGCAGAGGTGGCTTTATTGTTGCAGGAAGTGATACTAGAGTTTTTGCCAACAGTAGTTTGATACTTGGTTCAACAGATACTGGAACAGCACTTACTGTTGATACAGACAACGATGTAACTGTTGCAAACAATCTAGATGTAAGTGGTAATGCAACTGTAAGCGGCACACTGGATGTCGATGGCGATACAACTATTACAGCTAACCTTGTAATTGATGATGCAGACAAATACATTCATCACGGTGATACAGGATATTATACAAGACAATATGTGCTGTATGGCACAACCACAGATGCTACAGAAACAGAGATTTTTGTAGGCGGAACTACCAACAGCAGAGTAGGTGTTGCAAGCAACACTACCATGTTCTATGAAATCAAATTTGTTGCTAGACGCACAGATGCCGCAGGCGAAAGCGCAGGTTGGCATGTAAAAGGTGTTGTTGACAATCACAGTGGCACAACTGCCGACGTTGGCGACCTGTACGAGATTATTGTTGCACAAGATGATGAAGACTGGCAAGTAGATGCGCAAGCAGACGATACAAACGATGCACTCAAAATTACTTGTACTGGCGAAGCCAGTAAAACAATCAAATGGGTCGCAATTGTTACAACAACAGAAGTAGTCAACTAAGGAAAAGATTATGCCAAGAAGAACACGTGGATGGAAATGGAATAACAGAACAAAGAAACAATTTATCAATGACATTGAAGTTGTAGACGCTACTTCGAATTATATCGTTGCAGACGGTGGTAAATTCACTTCACCGGGTAGTTTGATTGTGCAAATTGACAACGATAATAATGCAACAGATGAAACATTCAAAGTTCAAACTGGTAGTACTGACATTCTTACCCTTACTGAAGCTGGTGATCTGAGTGTAACTGGTTCGATTACTTCCACTGGTGACACTATACTCAACGGCGATATCGATTTAGGCGATGCAACCAGCGATACCATTACATTTACAGGTCAAGTTGATAGCAACGTTATACCCGAAACAAACGATACCCATAACTTGGGAAGCGAAACCAAACAATGGGCTACTGTGTTTACAAACAACGTACACATGCACAATGCATATCATTCGCATGCTTCTACAAATACCAGCAGTGCAACCACACAGTTTGCAGCAGACAGTTGGGATATAACCGAATATAGAAGTGCAGAATACTTTATCAGTTGCGAAAATACAACTGACAGTGAATATCATGTGGAAAAAATCATGGTAATGCATGATGGCACAGATGTGTATATCACCAAGTATGGAACATTGGTAAGCAGTGGTGTGCAGTTTACATCATCAGCTGATATCAATGGCGGTAACTTGCGACTTCTAATTACTCCAGATAGTACAGACTCAATGAATTATCGTTTCATTGCAGAAAAACATCTAATCTAATCGCAGATACTTTGTATAAATAGTAGCAACATGACGAGAGTGATGTAGCCTATTACGTGGAGAGGGAAGCGAACATGGCAACATTTGAACATAATTTCAAGGTCAAAAATGGCCTCACTGTTGAAAATACTGCTGGCAATGACAGCAGTGTTGAAATCAACGACAACAGTGCAACAGCATTTACATTTCAAGAAGGTGCTAATACATACCTTACATTTGTAAGTACCAATGGTAGCGAAGGTATTACTTTTGGAAAACCAATAACAGCAGGCGATATTACTGCAACAGGCACAGTAAACTTTGCCAGTGCAACAGTTAGCATGCCAGCTGGCGGTTTGTCAGGTACACTGTTTACAGCAGGTGCAACAGCAGTAGAACAAGGCGACACAATCAATGTCACTGGCACAACAAACGAAGTTGAAGTTAGCGAATCAAGCGGTACATTTACAGTTGGGCTTCCTAGTTCGATTACAACAAATCTTACTGGTGATGTAACAGGTAATGCAGATACAGCAACAGCATGGGCAACAGCAAGAGACCTAACATTCAGTGGCGATGCAACTGGTACACTTACCGGTGTCGACGGTAGTGCCACAGTAGATGCAGCCCTAACACTTGCAACAGTAAACAGCGACACAGGTTCATTTGGTAGTGCTACAGCAATTCCAGTTGTCACAGTAAATGCCAAAGGTTTGGTTACAGCGGTAAGCACAGCAAGCATCAGTACAGATTTGAGCACAGCAGCTGACAGCGGCACTGGCACAATAGCTTTAGCAAGTCAAAGTTTGACTATCAGTGGTACAGCAAATGAAATTGAAACCAGTGCATCAAGTCAAACAGTAACCATTGGATTGCCAGACGCAGTTGACATTACAACATCATTGACTGTTCCGCTTATTGACACTCCTGCTTCAACAGATCTTACACTAGATGTTACTGGCAACATTATTCTTGATGCCGACGGCGGCAATGTTACAATAAAAGACAATGGCGTTACTGTACTAGACATTGTAATGAATGGTGCAACAGATGTAACATTGGACGCACCTGGCACACTAAAACTTGACAGTGCAAATGGTTACATCGATCTAGTAGATGATGGTGTAATATTTGGCCAGCTGATGAATCACAGCAGTGGCAACATAAAAATCATGAGTGGCAGTGATGACTTGGCCGTTATGTGGACAGACACTGCTGCTGAATTTGGTGGCGCTGTTACAGTTCCGGGTGCTACTACACTAAATGACACACTTGATGTTGCCGGTGTATCCAACTTCAATGATACAACCACAAGTACAAGCAACACCACAGGTGCAGTTATCATTGATGGTGGTCTTGGTTTAGCTGAAAACCTAAACATGGGCGGCAATTTAGACGTTGACGGAAACGGCACAGTACACGGAAACCTTGTTGTAAATGGCGATACTGATTTAGGCGATGCTACAAGTGATACACTCACTGTCACAGCAAGAGTAGACAGCGACTTTGTGCCAAGTACAGATGGCGCACGTGACTTGGGTACTTCAACACTACGTTGGGCAGAACTACATGCAGACAAAGCACTGCTACAAGGTGAAATCACTGGTGTTGATTATATAGATTTTGATACGTCACACAGTACTCCTTCAAACAGCGAAGGCAGACTGTTCTACCACAACGGATTTGATACACTTGCATTTTACACAAATGACAGCAACAATACCATTTCAGTTGGACAAGAACTGTTCCAAAGAGTGTACAACGATACTGGTAGCACAATTACAGCAGGTAAGGCTGTTAGATTTGTTGGTGCCACAGCAGGCGGTACACCAAAACTTGCACTAGCAGACAAGAGTTCATCAGATGTTGAGAACACTGTTGGCTTGGTGTTCAGTGATATTGCCAATGCTGCATACGGTTATGTTAGCACGTACGGTCTTGTTGAAGGCATTGACACCAGTGGTATCTCAGCTGGTTCTAGAGTACACGTTGGAGCAAACGGTGCTCTACAGGAAACAGCACCTAACTATCCAGACTTTGCAGTTGATGTAGGTTTGTGTTTGGTCAGTGATGGCACAAATGGTTGTATACTAATTGACATTGTTCACCATGTAAGTGAAACATACAGAACCACAGGTGATGCACGTTTTGAAGGTGATGTTACAGTTGGTGGTAACTTGACCATCCTAGGTGACACCACTGAAACAGCAGTGAACAGCTTGAACGTTGAAGATCCATATGTGTTCTTGGGTAGTGGTGACAGTATTGGTGAATCAGGAACATCTCAAACAACAGGCAGCGGGCTTGATGATGCTACATTGCTTGGATTGTTTGAAGGTACAACAAGTACAACATACTACGTGAAGATCGACGGCACTGGTACACCAGATACATTTAGCTGGAGTAAAGACAACTTCTCAACCACAGAAGCAACAGGTGTCAACATTACAGGCAACAGCCAAACATTGGACAACGGTATCAGTGTAAAATTTGTTGCAACAACTGGACACACACTAAACGATGTGTGGAGTGGTACAGCCACACCAGCCAACCTTGACTTGGGTATGATTGGTTTCAGAAACACAGGTGCAAGCGGCGTAGGATTTACACAGGTTGGTATGTTCTTTGACGTTACCGATCAAAAGTTTAGATTGTTCGACGAATACGATCCAGCTATTACAGGTAACATTGACACCAGTGACAGCAGCTTTGAACTAGGACATCTAGTACTGGAAACAGTAACAGCAGATACATTTACAGGTGACCTAGATGGTAATGCTGCAAGTGCAACAGAAGCAAGTACAATTCACACAGTACAGCGCAGTACAAATGCCACACACTATCTGACATTTGTTGACAGCGATGATGCAAGTTTGAGTGTGAACGCAGTGTACACAGATGCAGGTATTACTTATAATCCAAGTACAAACAACATGACCATTGGCGGTGATTTGACTGTTACTGGTAATAACTTGAATACACACACTATTCCAGGTGGTACTGGTACACTTGCACTAACCAGTGATATCAACAATGCTACACTGACAGTTGCAGCAGGTACAGGTGTTAGCTTGAGTGCAACACCTACATTTACTGCAAACGCAAGTTCTGATAAAACAATTACAGTTACCAACAGTGACAGAGGTAGTTCGCAGAACATCTTCAAAAACTTTGCAGTAACTGACACAGACAGTGGATACAGTTGGAGCGAAACTGCTACAGTGGTTGCTGACAGCAACGACGATACTCTTACGCTGGTAAGTGGAACAGCAATTGACATTGATGCAGACGCTTCAAGCGATGCTATCAAAGTACAACATTCGTCAGTAACTCGTTCAGACACAACATCAACTGACTCACCAAGCTACGGTGGTACATTTGAAGCAGTTACCAGTGTTACAACAAACACACAAGGTCACGTTACAGCAATTGATGTTTCAACTGTTACAATTCCAGCAAGTGACAATACCAATCAGCTAACAACATTTGTTGTAGAAGACGGCGACGGTACAGAAGTAACAATAAGTCACGGCAAAGAGTGGAAATTTGTTGAAGGCGGTGCAATTGATATCAACTGGACTGACACTAGTACAGGTAGTGATGCTGATCCATATGATCTAACAATCAGCCACACTGATACATCATCGCAAGCATCTGTAGACAATAGCAATGGTACAGTTATACAAGACGTTACACTAGACACATACGGACATGTTACAGGTCTAGGAAGTGTAAACTTAGATAATAGATATGTGCTTGACAATGGTGTTGACAATGGTAGTACTACTATCACGGTAAACGATGCAGACTTTATTGTACAAGACGGCACAGATACTGTTACAAACTTTATTTGGAGAGATCACAGTGAAACTAAACTGTATCTAGGAACAACAGCCGCAGTAATTACTCCAAGAAGTGACATCGATATGGACGGTAGCGGTACTGCATACAATATTAGCGATGCAAAAAGTATTGGTGTAGGAACAGCAGCAAGCAACAGCGCCGGAGACATTCGAGCATCAGCAGACGTTACAGCGTATTACTCATCTGATGCTACACTGAAAGAAAACGTAAAAGTTATTGCAGATCCAATTCTAAAAGTTCAACAACTACGCGGTGTTGAGTTTGACTGGACAGATGAATATATTGAAAACAAAGGCGGAGAAGATGATTATTTTGTCCGCAGACACGATGTAGGTGTTATTGCTCAAGAGGTTGAGCAAGTGCTACCAGAGGTGGTCGGCACAAGAGAGGACGGCATAAAAGCCGTGCGCTATGACAGAATGGTGTCGCTATTGATTGAGGCAGTAAAAGAACAACAGGAGCAAATTCAAGCCTTGACAGACCAACTAAATACTGTTATAAACACTAATAGCGAGAAATAAGTTATGGCATTACCTGCAACCGGCAGTCAGATATCAATGAGTCAAGTAAGAGACTTTTTCGGACTCTCCGGGCAGGTCAGTCTGAGTGCTACTCTAGGTGCATTCATATCACCAAGTGTTACCACAAACACAAAATTGAGTGCTACGTTTGGTGGATGGCAAAATGGTAACCAATGGGGTACAAGCTCTGGTGTTGCTCCTCACCTTGATGAATATGGTAGCAGTAACTACTAATCAATAGGTCAAGCAAGATGATATTTCTTGCTTGACAAATCCGCAAATATATAGTAATATAAAATTTATACATTGTAAAACTTAAGGAGGTAAAACAATGGCCGATAGTAATATCATTGAAGGTGTTGTGATTCACAGAACACGATACGAACTTGAAAACTTTGTGCTAGGAGAGCATCCGCATCCTGCACGTCAAGCACAATTGCTTGTAAAAGAAATCCGCTGTGTAGAACATGCACTGGCAGCTGGCGATGCTGACGAACACACCACTGCCGGACTAAAAGCTGAACTGGACATTCTGTACGACATTCTCGTCAACATGAACGACAAACATGATGTCAAAGTATTGCTTGATAACATTGAAACATATGAAGAGCAGTACTGGGTAGATCGTCTGGCACGTCTAGCAGCAATTGACATGCTCACAATTGGTAAAATTCAACCAGATCATATGAATCGCATTGCTGCACTCAATGACACAGCATTTGCAAACTGTGTGAAAACAACCACACAACTTGCTAAGATTCTAAACGATGGTGTTGTTCAAGCAGAGCGTCAGCTATCGCAGGATATGGTACCGCAAGAGCTTATGTAGGAGGAATCAATGGTAAGTATTCCTTCGACTTATGCAAACAATGACGGTGCACGAATAGCAATTGCTGTGCCTGTACGTGATACAACCAGCATGCTGTTCACACGCAGTCTAGCAAATCTAATGCACAAATGCGGACAAGATCGCAAACCTATTTCATTGCACATGAATCATGGTAGCAACATCGTGTCGCAAAGACAAGATCTTGCAAGTGAAATTTTGAAAAATACACGTGCAGATTATATTCTTTGGCTTGACAGCGACATGCATTTTCCAAGCGATCTAATAGATAAAATGCTGAATCGCAAATGTAAAATTGTTGGTGTACCATATGCTACACGTACACGACCAATTCGCAGTACAGCATTTGCAAGTAGATTTGATTATAATGCTAGATTGAACAAATCTACAACACGAGAAAAACTGGAAAAGGTAGCTGCTTTGGGTTTTGGTTGTGTTCTTATACATCGAAGTGTGTTTGATGCTATGGAGCAACCTTACTTTGGGCTGAAATGGGATCCGGGCACAGAGAGTGTTATGGGAGAAGACATCTACTTTTTTGAAAAAGCAGCAAATGCAGAATTTGATATTTTTGCTGACTTTGAACTTGCTGAAAGAGTTGCTCACATTGGCAACAAAGCATTTACACTCGGAGATATTGAAGAATGAACATTACACCGCACGGACTAAACTACAGCTTTGGCACTGATACAGAAATGGGTATGTGGGATTCTACATGGAATTCACAGTTCGATCCTGCATATGTTGATCGTATCCAAGGTGAAGTTCAAGTTAGTCCTTGGGCACGTGTTCTAAAGATTGTGCAAGAGTTTCCAAGATTATACTTGGATGACATTGACGACATGGAACTGGTGCATGCACTGGCTGCTGAATATGCTGACGAGTTCAGTCATATTTGGGTTGTCAATGAAAAATATGTGGTTGCAGATGATTTTCCATGGCATTGGAGACCAGCTGGACCAGATACTGACTACGTGTATGAATTTCCACGTGTAAGTCATCGCAGTAAACGACCGTTGGGCTGGGATATTATACGTCTTGTACCAACTAGAAACACTCCCAAGGAAACAATCAAAAGTCGTATTATTGCAGGATATGTAGATACAGAATTTGATATTTGCTTTATCAGCTATCACGAAAGCGAAGCAGACAGAAACTTTCAGCGTCTTAGCGAACGGTTTCCTGAAGTTCGCCATATTCGTAATATCAAAGGTATCGAAAACGCATACAAAGAAGCTGGAACCACCAGCTCAAGCGAAATGGTGTGGATCGTTGATGCTGATGCAGTTGTACTAGATCACTTCCGATTTGATTTTGTGCCTCCTAAAAGCAAGCGGAATAATACAACTTACTGTTGGCGAGCTCGAAATCCTGTAAATGGATTAGAGTATGGTTATGGTGCAATCAAACTGTTTCCAAGAAAACAGTTGATGGACATGGGTAATAGAATGCCAGATTTTAGTACCAATGTTGCATTTTTCCAACCAATCGATCAAGTCAGCAATATCACAGCTTTCAACAAAGATCCATATCGTACATGGCGTGCAGCGTTCCGCGAAGCAGCTAAACTATCTAGTAACATTATTAGTAATAGTAGAGTGCAAGAAAATCAGGAACGGTTGGACAAATGGACCACAGTCGACAATGGTGCTCGTTTTGGACGCTATGCACTGCGTGGTGCAAAAGACGGTGCAGCATATGGCGAAAAATTTGCCAATGACAAAAAGCAGTTAGCAAAAATCAATGACTTTGATTGGCTCAAGGAGCAATTCTTGCAGTCAATGAAGAAAAAGCTAACTGTATAACACGCCTAATCTAAATTGGAACCTGTACCTGAACTATGTTTCTTGTATATGGTTCCAATTTTTTTGGCTATACGTTTTTCGTAGAGTATATTTTTACTTCCTGGATGCAACGGTCTTGGCCAGTTGCCTATTTTTACCCAACAGTACCCATCGCTTTCGTTATTCAGTATAGGAATAAATTCTTCGTACACAGTTACAACAAACGTATGATATTCAAACTCGCCACGTTTGCTGTCAAACGTGTGCAACGGATACACTTTTTGCATCTCCGGTATCATACCAATTTCTTCTTCTAGTTCTCTAAGCAGGGTTTCAATAGGGCGCTCGTCCTTTTCTGCTTTGCCTCCCCAAAACGCCCAAGTACGAGGATGGCTAGTATTGCTACTTCTTTGCTGTAAACAAATGCGCCCGGTGTCAAGTGCTAAGAAAAGACATCCGCTGGCTGTTATCAAATAAACAATCTCCAAAATCCTGGTTTGTAACGCTGCTGATATGCGTTTACCCAATCGCTGCCGTCCCAGTACAATAGTGTGTCTGTGTCGTTGTCTGTTACATATGGATCTCCGCTAGCAGCACTGGCATCAAAGCTCACTGTCCAGTTTGTTCCATCGTATGCAATGATATCGCCTGCGTCTGCACTGATAGTACCCCAATTTGCACCACTGGGCACTGCTGCGGTTACAATGTATCTTTGTCCACTGGCCGCGGCAGGCAGTGTGCCATCACCTGGATAACTGGTTTGTGGGTTTACAACATCATCTACTGCGGTTAGTGTAGCAGCAGGCAAAGTATCTTCATCCAGTGTGAGTATCAATTTGGTACTGTCCGAACTGTGAAAATCAATTGTACCAATTACATCATCGTCGTTGTCATCGGGTGTACCTGCAAGACGCAGTCTAAGTTGACTGTATCCTGGATTCAACTCGCCGTATGGTATCAATACCTTTTCCCAATCCAATGTGACACCGTTTTCATCTGTGGTACCAAAACTTCTGTTGAGCAGTTGTACTTCGTTTCCTGTAACTTGAATGTAATATTGACTTGGCGTTACCACAACGTAACTCAAATCATCGTATGTAAAACTGTTTCCGGCTGCAAAGTCGTCCACTTGATCTTCGCTTACTGTGTACAGCTTGTTGATAATTGTGTGAATGATTTTGTTTCTGTTGAACTTGGCAGGCGGTGTTAGATTGATTTGTGTACTGAATGTTAGCGTACCAATATCAATGATATCTTCTGTACCCACTGGCTGACTTCTACTGCTGAAGTTGATGTTTGTAAGTTCGTTGTAGGTAAGCGCAGTCCAATCAAACGGATTGTTACTGGTATTCAAATCCACAGTTGGATTGAACAATACCAACAGTTGTTCAAACAGTTGTAGTTTTTGATCAGTGTTGCTGGTCCATATATCTACATTGACATCCAAGTTGTAAGGCACAGGAATATGCCTAGTAATACTGTATGCATTGCCTGGTTCGTTTGTGTATTCGCCAGTGCTTTCGTTGAAGTTCTTTTCATAAACAGAACGAGTTTCTGTGTACGTAGGACTCATTCTGCGTTCTGGTGCCATGCGCAATCCTGTGATATACACACTCATCATTGGAACACTGAGCATTTTGTTTTCTGAGTTTTCACGCATAATAGCAGCAGCCATGCGCGAAGGATCTCCGTATTTCACTGGTACTGTTCTGTAAATTGGATCCCCTGCGGGTCCAGTGCCAATTTGCACACTGAAGTTGCTGAACAGCCTGACAAACTGTAAAAGATATCTTCTTATTTGTTTGTCATAGAAATAGTTCATTTTTCGCTCCAGTCAGAAATGCGTTTGAAAATAGGAATGAAAATCAAACCAATGATACAACCAAATGCTGTGCCAAACGCAAGGTCCCAGCTGGCTGTGCTAGCACCTCCTAGAAAGTCACTAACAGCATTGCCAATGCCTGCGCCTACAACAGCAGCAAGTCCTTTTTGAAATCTAGCCGGTAGATACTTTTCAACACTGAGCCCAGTCATTGCGCCTAGTATCATGATAGCATTGTCTACAATACCAAAAATTATGAATTGAATCATTATGAGTTTTCATCCTTTGGTGGTAATACTTGAGATAGTGGAGTTCGTACATCAAACTCGTCGTTGTGAACACTGTCTTTGCCCATTTGATTTACAAAGTCTTCCACAGTGCTGTATACACTATCATCCCAAGTTCTTGTTGTAATGTTGTCGTATAGTCTGACCCATTTGGCACCTCTGCGCACAAACAATCTGTTTGGATCAAAGTCTGTACGTATAAAATAGTCGCCTTCATTTGGATCAGCTGGGAAACTCAAACCAGTTGGTATTGTTTCGCCGTGGTTATATGCATTGCTAGCAGGTGCAGCACCTGTGTACAAATGGTCGTCGTCTTTTTCGCCTTTGTAGTTTTCTTCTGCTTGTGCAATAATTTTTTCGTTGTAATCAAGTTCTTGGTTGTATGTGCTAACAAGACTTGCAAGGCTGTCTTGATCATCATTGCTGCCCAACAAATTGGTGTATTCTTGTGAATCGTTTAGCGGTGATAATTTTACACGCCAAATGTGCGGGTACCAAGTTTGACTGAAGCCTTCGCTGCCTCTGCTTGCATCAGTTACAGTGTAAAATTTGGGTATTGGTTTTTTACTTTGATCCAATGCAAGTTCGTCTAGCAGGTGTGGCATTTCAATAACATCACCTGCCATAAGACGTCTGCCCATTCTAGTGATCATGTCGTTTTGATGGAATGTCATAAACAGTGTGTCGTTTGTTAGAAACAAACCAAATTGCGACAAATCAAAATCAGTGTCTGCTACATTGTACACTCCGCGAAGTTCATAAATGTCAGGATCGTACATTCTGTCTCTGTTTTCCAAAAACAATATGTCCTGTACATCCAGTTCATTCAATGATGCTTCTAAATTTGTTTCAATGTCGTTTGCATCTGTCATACTACTGTCCAAGTAGTTGGGTTGGCTCTTGTCGTCTGTGCTGTTGACCACAGCATCTGCATCAGGACCCAGGTACTTGTGTACTATAACACCTACTCCGCCAATGTCAAATTGTTCACGGATGGTTCTATCCATGAAATAGTAATCACTGGTTTTCTGAGATTTGTATAAACTCAGTCTAGGCATTATAGTCCTCTCTGACCAACTGCATTACATCTTCGTCTACTACAACATTGTCATAGTACCAGTCGATTTTGCCAGCAGCAAATGCAGCTTCTAGCAGCGTTTCGTGTTCATCGTTGGCCATGTAGTCTTGTATTACATCTTCGTGTTCCAGCATTTCTCCGCTGAAATGACTCAGTCCATATGAACTGAATTCAAATGATTTGATTTCTTCTTCGTTGATATTGCTCAATGGACGGCTAAAGATAAAAAATTCTTTGGTATATTCTCTAAGAAGATTTACTGCAATAGGTGCCTGGCTGTAATCGTCGATGTCTGCACTGTTGTTAGGTTCTGCAATGTATGTAGCCTTTGACTGTTGGCTTTGCAACAGCATGTCTATGTTTTGATTTTCAAAAACATAAAAAACATCAGTGAGCAACAGTACCCAATCGTAGTTGTTTTCTTTGAACCAATCAATGTGTTCACGCGGATCTCGTTGACCGGAGTCAGGTAGCAAATACTTGGTATCTTCTACACCAATATCTAATCTATCCAAGCTCATGCTCATCTGAGCTATCCATTTGTCAATGTGCGCTTCACTGAAGTCGTTCATGTTCCATACTATTGCACCTATTTTCATGGTAAGTCTCCTGGTTACTAGTATTTATTTGATTGACAACTATTCAATACTGCTATATACTTACACAGTAAAATGAATGGAGATACCTATGGCTCGTGCAGCAAAAGCAGCAAAAGTAACAAAACGCAAAGCACCTCGTAGACAAAGACGTGGCAGTGAGTGGGATATGGTTCCGGTTGACAAGGGCTGGCATGCAGCACAGTATCATATTCATTACATGATCGAAAGTAAATCATGGGAAACCAAAGTACGTGAGTATATCAAAAAACACTATGATAAGAAAACTGTTGCGGCTATCAATAAGCTACCGGCTTGGAAGGTTGGTGGGAAGAGCCACTATGCAACTGCGGCTGTTTTTGAAGAACAACGACCTGATTTGATACACGAAAGTTATGTAGGAAGACTTGATGCATGGATCAAAAGTCTAGCAGAAGAAGGCGCAAAGATTGTAGAAGAAAAGAAAGCTGAAGAAAAAGCCAAAAGCAAACGCTATGTGCCTACTATTCAGGAACGGCTAGAAGAAGCAGCAGAAATCAAGTACGAAAACATTGAAGGATGGCTAGACGACTTCATTCGTGATCCAAAGAAGAATCCGCTAAAAGGACACAACATACTTGGTGAGCTGAAAAAACAAGGTGTCAACTTGGGACATGTGCGTTTTTACAAAAAATGGTATGCAGGTCCGCAGGATGAAATCGACGAGCTTATGACACTGCCCCCTGCTAACAAGCGTAACGAAATGCAAAAGCAACTAGCAGAAGGATACAGCACATATACAAAAGCGCAACTGAAAGATCTACAGATGTTCTATCAGCGTCTGTTTCAAGCATTTGACATTTTGCAAGCAGAAAACAAACACAATCGTATTGTGCGCAAGCCCAAAAAGAAAAGTGCAGCTGAACTAACCAAGAAAATGAAGTACAAAATCAGTGATCCAGATTTTGGCATTGCCAGTGTGAAGCCAGAAGAAATTGTTGGTGCAAACATGCTGGTGGTGTTCAACTGTAAAACTAGAAAACTGGGCATATACTATCCTGAGGATCATGCACAGTTCAGTGTAAAAGGCACAACACTACAGTTCTTTGACGAGAAACGCAGTACACAGAAAACAGTGCGCAAGCCACTTGAAGTACTGCCTGAGTACAAAAAAGCACCCAAAACACGCTGCATGAAACTGTATGAAAGTCTCAAAACCACAAACACAAAAATGAACGGACGTTTCAATGACGAGACCGTCATACTGAGAGTTTTCAAATAAATAATAGCATGACAGCTACAAATGACCTAATCAAAGAAATAGAACTTCGCCTTGGCGGACAAATGGTAGACGTAGAGCTTGATCCTGAGCACTACGATCTTTGTGTTCGCAAGGCATTGGAAAAGTATCGCCAACGTGCAGAAAACAGTGTCGAAGAAGCATTTGTGTTTTTAGACATTGTGGAAGAAGTAAGCGAGTATATACTGCCTAAAGATATCATCGAAGTGCGTGATATCTATCAAAGGACCAGTGGTACCAATCAAAGTACAGGAAACGATATTGAACCATTTGAAGCAGCATACTTGAACACCTATTTGTTAGCAGGTGGTAGAGCAGGTGGTTTAGCAACATTTGATGCGCTACAGCAGCACAGAGAAACACTGGGCAGATTGTTTGGTTCAGAAATACTTTTTACTTGGAACGAACGTAACAAAAAACTCACACTGCACAGAAAAGTCAAAGCCAACAACAGTGTGGTACTGCATGTTTACAAAGAAGTAGGACAAGATGCACTACTAGAAGATGTATATGCAGGACCATGGCTAAAAGAATATGCACTGCAACAAGCCAAACTAATTCTAGCAGAAGCACGTGGCAAGTTTACACAGATTGCTGGGCCACAGGGCGGCACTACATTGAACAGTGATGCATTGAGAGTTGATGCACAGACTGCATTGGAAAAACTAGAACAAGATCTAAAAACCTATGCAGAAGGCTCAGCAGGCTTTGGCATCATTATTGGCTAATCATTATATACCCACATAACTGTAAATTAGGCGGTTTTAGCCCTTTCTCCCATAAATACATTTAGAAGATACCTAACTAGAGAAAGGGAATAAAATGGCTACACTAACATCACCAGGTGTATCGGTTACCATCTCAGACGAAAGCGCATACGCTTCTCCGGGTGCAGGCACAGTACCTCTGATTATCCTTGCAACAGCAAACGATAAAACAGATCCAACTGGTGCAGCATCAGACGGAATTGCAGCAAGCACCAAGTCTTCGGCAGCCAATGTACCAGTACTGGTTACTTCACAAAGAGAACTATCACAAAAATTTGGTAATGTCTCTTTTGCATCTACAGCAGGTGCAGAAACAAGCGAATACGGTCTACTAGCAGCATACAGCTTCCTAGGACAAGGCGGTAGCGCATACATTCAACGTGCAGATATTGACCTATCGGCTCTAACTGCAACAACAACAGAACCAACTGCGGCATACAGCACAGCGGCAAGCATGTGGCTGGATACAAATGCCAGCAAGTATGGTATTCATCAATACGACGACAGCACAGGACTATGGAACAACGTAGAACCAACTGTAGAAGTAAACCTTGATGCAACTGCTAATGAGGCAGGCGGCGACAACTATACACCAAGTGCCACAGTTGTTGACGGCGACTTCCTGGTTGTTGTACACGGCGATCAAGATGGTGATCTATCACTTGAATATTTCTACGGTGTAAGCAGTGCATGGGAAGTACTAGACAGTGACGCAGCATTGAGCTCAGGCGAAACTGTAACATATGCACCACACTACAGCCTACCAAGTTCACCAGGCGATGACGATATTTGGATCAAAACAACAAGACCTGCAAATGGTATTGATCTAAAGATCTATACATTCAGCAACAGCAAGTTCAACTTGCAAACTGTTGTAGGTGTTACAAGTGCACTAACAGCTGGCAAATCAACTGCAATTGGCGACTTCCGCAAGCAAGACGGTACAAGCACAACTGCACTAACAGCTAGCGATGTAAGCGAAAATCAACTGCTACTTGACTTGGAAGTGAACACAAAAGCTGTAATCACTATTCAGCAAGTTGACGGTGATGATGCACCAGAAAATCTAAGTGCATACACAAGCAAACTAGCACAAAACGACACGCCAACTGCAACAGCAGCAAACGGCACATACTGGCATGATAGCACAGTAAACAGTCTAGACCTATACAAAGCAACATCAAGTGGTTGGGAAGCTGTAACTGCAACGTATTCAAGCAGTGAGCCAACATCACCAAGCGACGGCGATGTTTGGGTTGACACAACTGGTGCAACAGGTGCTAACGAACGTGCATATCCAGCAATTTATGTGTATAACAACACATTGACTGATTGGGTCAAGCACAGCAACACAGACCAAACCACAGAACGTGGTGTTCTATTTGCTGATATCACTGACACAGCAAGCGATAATACAAACGGTGGTTATGCAACAGTAATCACAAATGGTCCAAGTCACACTGTTTATCCAACGGGTATGATGGCTGTGAACATGGGTCAAAGTAAAAACACTGTAAGATCGTACAACACCACAGCAAGTGCATGGCGCAACGCAGCAGCTAACCACGCAGATGGTTCAGGTGCATTTGGACGTCTAGCACAGCGTAAAGTTGTTGCAAGCAAATTGCAAGCGGCAGCAGCAGCCAGTGAACTACTAGAAGAAACAATTGACTTCAAACTTATTGCAGCACCAGGTTATCCTGAACTAGCTGACGAAATGTACACAATCAGCAACAACAGAAACAACACAGCGTTTGTTATTGTTGACTCACCACTTCGTAAAACAGTAGCAGAAGCAATTACTTGGGTAAATGGTACAAGTGCAGATGAAAACGGTGAAGACGGTCTAAACACCAAAAACACATATGCTGCAACATACTATCCAGCATTGAAAGCAACTAACCCAACTGACGGTAAAACAGTTGTTACATATGCATCACACAGTGTACTATATCAGTATGCATACAACGACTCAATCAGCTACGAATGGTTTGCACCAGCTGGTCTAAACAGAGGTGTTGTAACAAATGCTAGCGGTGTAGGTTACATTGATGACGAAGGCGAGTTCAAAGCATTGAGTCTAAACAGCGGCGACAGAGATAAACTGTATGCAGCTAAACTAAACCCAATTGCAAACTTCCCAGGTACAGGCATTGTTCTATATGGACAAAAATCACTGCATGCAACAACAACTGCACTTGATCGTGTAAACGTTGCAAGATTGGTTGCACACCTACGTGGACGCTTTGATGAGATTGCTCGTCCGTTCTTGTTTGAACAAAACGATCAATTGACACGTGACAGAGCAAGATTGGTATTCAATCGCTTCCTAGAAAACATTGCTAGCCAGCGTGGTATTACTGACTTTGCAGTTGTGTGTGATGAGTCAAACAACACACCAGCACGTATTGATGCAAACGAACTGTACATTGATATCGCAATTGCTCCAACCAAGAGCATTGAGTTTATCTACATTCCAGTGCGTATTGTAGCAACAGGCACACTGTAAACCAACACAAAACACTGTAAAACGGGTCCTTTGGGCCCGTTTTCCTTTGACCCTGGAAATTTTTTTACCGAGAAATCATAAATACTAACAGCGTAAGCACTATAAAACTTTTTACTAAGGGAGTAATTGATATGGGACTTAACAATTTTGGCGTGCCACTAAACGGTGCAACGGATACAACTGTAATGCCTAAGCTACAGTATCGTTTCCGTGTAACGTTTTCAGGGTTTGGTTCAAATACTGGAGGTATTTCCGAAGCAACACTAACACGCAACGTAATTACTGCAACTCGTCCTGCACTATCGCACGATGAGATCACACTAGACGTTTACAACTCACGCATCTATATGGCTGGCAAGCACACACTTGATCCAGTAACAATTGTACTACGTGACGATGTAAACAGTGAAACAATTAGAAATGTGAACCAACAGGTTCAAAAACAAATCGAACTAAACGATCAAGTTACAGCAGGCGCAGCAGCTGACTACAAGTTCACAACAAAAATTGACATGCTAAATGGTAGCCACGGTGGCGACAATAGCATTGTCATTGACAGTTATGAACTGTATGGTTGCTATCTACAGAACGTACAGTACGGTGACCTAAGCTATGCAGCAAGCGAACAAGTACAAGCTACATTGTCAATACGCTATGACAACTTCGATCACTTCTCATCGGGACAAACTACGTTTGAAGGCACAGGTGAAAACACTGAAGTAGCAACAAACGGCCCGGCGTAAACGCATAGGTATGTAGCATGGGGATCAGGAATTATGCAATTGATTACTACTCTACTTCGACAGCTAGTGTAAAACTCCCTAAGCTGAAGTTCGCTCACGCAGTTCAGTTCATGGTTGATCCTGATATCCCATTGCTACAAGACCTTTACAGAGCAACACAAGGTTACACATTTGATGTAACCAGTGTTACACTGCCTACTGTGACATACAACACAAACACAGTAAACAGTTACAACAAAAAGCATATATATCACACAAACAAGTCATATGCACCAGTTCAAATTACACTGCGTGATACAAGAGATAGTGCATTGAACGTTGGTCTTGCAGCATATGATCGTGTGTTTTTCAACAGTGCAGGACCTGACAGACCTACAGCAAGAAATGTATTGGGCTTTGGCAACACCGCAGAAGGCCTCAAACTAAACGATTCAAAAGATCCAATTCAACAGATCAATATCTTTACCTATCATCCAAATAAACAAAAAGTAGCTGATCAGTACAAGTTGATTAGGCCTATTGTTACCAACATTGCCAGAGACACTGTTTCATATGCAGATAGCAGTCCGATAGAAATCAGCATCACAGTTGAATATGAATACTATGATTATTCATTGGTAACTGATGCTCCGATACCAAGCACTATACAAAACGATAGATCAAGTGTACTAGGTCCTAACTAATGGCTAAGTATATCCAAGGCGCTTTTGAGCCGCAAAACCCTACAAAATATATCGGTAAACACACACCGAGATACCGCAGTGGTTGGGAATTGGCATTCATGCGCATGTGTGATAATCATCCCAACATCATTGCATGGGCCAGCGAATCACACAGAATACCATATGTGAATCCTGTAACAGGAAAAAGAACCACATACGTACCAGATTTTTTTATGGTATACGAAGATAAAAATGGCAAGCGTCATGCAGAAGTAGTTGAAGTAAAACCCAACAGTCAAATCATGGGAAATGCTCGCAACAAACACGACAAGATGCATGCAGTTGTCAATGAAGCAAAATGGCGTATGGCCAGCCAATGGGCACGATCACAAGGTCTAGGCTTTAGAGTTATTACAGAAAACGAAATTTTCAACAAGCCAAAAGGCAGCAAACGGAAAAAACGATGACCAAGAAACTAGAAGATGAATTCAATTTGCCTCCAATGAGTTACACAGAACCAGACACAGGCGAAGAAGTCACAACAGAATTTACCACAACCGACATCATGGATGCAATTGGTGCAGCAGACAAAATTGATGCAGCACTGCCGCAGGTAACTGGACTAGACTCGCTGGACAAAGACATGGACGAATATGCACAAAAAGCAATGAGTACGTTTGACGATCTAGTGTCATTGGGCAACAATGTAGAAGACCGTCATGCTGCAATGATATTTGATACAGCCAGCAAAATGATGACCAATGCTATTACAGCCAAAACAGCAAAGATGGACAAGAAGCTGAAGATGATTGAATTGCAAATGCGCAAAAGCAAATTGGATTTGGACGAGCGTAAATTTGCAGCCAGCGACAAAGGCGGTGCAGTAATACACCACGACAGTGAAGAGATTGTAGACAGCAGAAACAGCATGTTGGAAAGTCTCAAAAGTATTGCAGATAGCCTAAAAAACGATAAATAACTACAGTGGAGAAAAGACATGAATTATTTGAAAGCATATCTCACTGAGTCTAAGAAAGATTACAAGTACAGAATCAAGACCACAGTTGAAGTAACAGACAATATGATGGATGCACTTGAAGAGCATCTAAAAAAGTACGATGTCGCAGAAGTCAATACTCCTAAGAAAACAATACTACAGAGTGCTCCAATTGACTTCCCAGGCACACGTGGTGCGGAAGTGACGATTGTAGACATTACCAGTAACGTTCCAGCAAGCCAATTTGCACTGATGACAGAAGTTTGCAAAATTTGGAATGCAGGCGAAAACCAAGTGAAAGTAAGAGCACACAACGAGCCAGCAATGGCACGTGAGCTAGCCGAAGAGGCAGCAAAAGAACAAGAAACAAAAGCACTGCTTGACGAAGAAACATATGAAGCAGATGCAAAAGAAACAGTCGATCACAACGACTATTACGGCGAAGACTTCAAGGACAACTTCGTCAAGGAAATGATGAAATTACGTAGAGAGCAGCAACCAGAAGGTGTTGGCTACGAAGGAGAAAAGGCATGAACATCAACGACCTGCAGAAGCTAGCTGGCTTGCCAATCACTGAATGGGCCAATACACCTGCACATACAAATCACCCAGAACCAGAAGAAATCGACGTACCAGAAGCTGACGTAGATCAAAGTCTACGCCGCTACTTGAACGCTGATCCAATGCCAGTTACTGTAACTGAAGATCACACAGTTGAAGGTATGATGAAAAGTTTCAAAGATTACTTGGCAGAAGGTGAAGAAGAGCTCGAAGAAGGTCGCATGAAAGACTCAGTAATTCATGATTCAGAAACAATGTCAAAAGAAGAATTTGCTAAAAAACATGGCAAAGAATTAGCAGACGAGATGTACGAATCAGTAGAAGAAGTTGAAGCAGTTGAAGAAAAAGAAAAGGCTGATGAAAGCATGGATCCAGATATTGCAGCACTGAGAAAACTAGCCGGCATTGGCGAACAAACAACATCGCAGACGGTATCAGAAGATATTATTGCACTGAAAAAACTAGCAGGTATCTAAGATGAGTTTAGCAGAGAGAATCAAACAGTATTTGGCAGAAGATATTGAAGAAGCAAGCATGGGCGCACCGGACTACAATCCAGCTGCTGGCAAATATGCTAGCAATATGGACTATGGCATGTTCACCGACGGTGGCAACGAAGAAGTAGAAGAAATTGTTGTTGCTGCATGTGACTTGGTCAAAGATGGTAAAATGGACAGCAGAAAAGCAGTTGATGCTGCAATGCAAATGCTAACCATGCTAGCAGACGATACTCCGCATGACGAAGCAGAAGATACCGATGTACGTGAAAGAGTAGCACGTGAAATCATGTCACGCTGTGATGACATGGATGAGTCTGTAGATGAAGCAGTAGGCGAACCAGCTTCACCAATTTATGATCTAATCGACGAAGTTGGATCACATCAGATTGTAATGGATGAACTAATACGTTACTTGGATGTTGACCAAATTGAAGAGTTTGTTGCAGATTTCCGTAGACACCATGACATGAACGAAGCAGACGTTGAAGAAAACGCATTCAATCAAGCAGCCGCAGCGGCAGCAAGAGCACACAAAGATGAGTTTGAATTCAACGGTAAGAAATACAAGACCAAGATGAGCAAGGCAACTGCTCACGAACTAAATGATTCCGTTAGTAATGAAGACCTAGCAGCACTACGTAGGCTAGCAGGCATCTAATCATTTATACTAGGCTGCACAAGTTGCAGCCTTTTTTTCTGACTTGGTAAATAATACTATGAGAGCAAGACAATTTTTATTCGAGTATGACAATGTAGATCAGTTGAAAGCTGAGATCCTCAAAACGATCAACAGCATAGACACTGCGGCCGGCGATGAAAAAATGCAAAAGCAGAATGCCGAGCTGTTGGATCGTGTTTACACAATTCTCAACAAAAGCAACGTAGTAGACAGATTCCAGTCAGTACTTCCGTCGGTGTTGCGTGGCGAATACAACGATCAAGAAATTATGAAGATTGCTGGCAAGATCAGCGAAGCACCTATCAGCTACAAAGACAAAGTTCGTTTTGTGAGTAACTTGGAAAAAGACACTGTGATCAATCCTAAGGTTTTGATTACACCTGGTCAGTACACAATTGATGAACTGTGTAACAATGATCCTGTAAACAAGGCAATGTTTGATCATTTGAAAATTTACGGTGTTGGGCAAAAAATGAAAGGTCCAGCAGAACATGCTCTTGCTATTCTAAGTCAAAAAATATCAATTGAAGGCAAAGGCGATGTTACTATTGGCAATGTCGCTGTTGAAGTAAAAGCTGCTGTAGGTGAAAAACTTGGCAGCGGTGGTGGGCGTTTTGGCGAAACTGGCAGACTGCCAAGTAGACAAACAATGGTAGACATACTGCAAAGTTTTGAAGTGCTTGCACCCACAGTGAATCAATTCTTAGAACGTCAAGCTAGCATGAATGTAGAAACCTTTGTAAAACTTGTTGATCAAGTAAACCCAGATCCAAATACACGCAAAGCAATTGGTCAGAAAGTATTTGGTACAATATTTGGCAATGAAGCAGCACCTGTTGTTGATACATTTGCACGTGGTGCAAGTCCAGATGAAGTTCGTCGTGCATACATTGAAAGCAACTTCAACTGGTACAAGAACAGCGATATGGGCGGCGACTGGAGTGTATTGTGTAGCATCAGTTTTGCAAACAATTCAGTAGCAACTATTACATCAGGTGACGATCTTAGAAACATCACCATGTACAAAAAGAACCCTGCAATTATTACAACTGATAAGCCGCAGGAAATGTTGTTCCAATTCAATCCAAAGAACGCATAATATGACAGTAGATACAGGACTCATAAAACGTCCGCACCAGGATCAATCCTTTACAAGAGACCAAATGATGGAATTGGCTCAGTGTATGGCTGACCCAAAATACTTTGCATTGAACTTTTGTTATATTCAGCATCCTACCAAAGGACGTATGAAGTTTGCTTTGTATGAGTATCAACATGAATTGTTGGATACCTACAATGACTACAGATACAGTATCAGCTTGTTGCCACGACAAACAGGCAAGTCGACCTGTGCGGCTGCATACTTGCTTTGGTATGCAATGTTTCAACCAGACAGTACTATTCTTATTGCTGCACACAAGTATTCAGGTGCACAGGAAATCATGCAGCGTATTAGATACATGTATGAAATGTGCCCAGATCATATACGTGCAGGTGTAACAGCTTACAACAAAGGATCGTTGGAATTTGACAACGGATCACGTATTATTGCACAAGCAACTACAGAAAACACAGGACGTGGTTTGTCACTTACATTGGTGTACTTGGACGAATTTGCATTTGTGCCACCTAGAGTTGCACAGGAGTTCTGGACTTCACTATCACCAACATTGAGTACAGGTGGTAAATGTTTTATTACCAGTACGCCAAACCAAGACGACGATCAGTTTGCACGTATTTGGAAAGATGCTGAAAAGCGACTGGACGAATATGGCAATGAAACAGATGTAGGCAAAAACGGATTTAGAAGTTTCCGTGTACACTGGAGCGATCATCCTGATAGAGATCAACAGTGGGCAGACAGCGAACGTAACAAAATTGGCGAAGAACGTTTTAGACGTGAACACGAATGTGAATTTATTGCGTTTGATGAAACATTGATCAACAGTTTGAAACTGCCAGACTTGGAAGGTGTAGATCCATTGGAACGCATTGGACAAGTGCGTTGGTACACCAAACCACAGCGTGGCAGTACATTCATTGTAGGGCTTGATCCTAGCTTGGGTACTGGTGGCGACAATGCAGCTATACAGGTGTACAGTTTGCCTAAACTAGAACAAGTAGCAGAATGGCAACACAACAAAACACCTATACAAGCACAAATAAGAATCATGCACAGTATTATACAAGCATTAGATGAAGTACCAGATAGCGAAATATATTGGAGTGTGGAAAACAACACATTGGGCGAAGCAGCATTGGTAGCCATCAATGAAATGGGTGAAGACAATTTCGCTGGCACATTCCTTAGTGAACCCAAGCGTTCTGGCAATGCTAGACGATTTAGAAAAGGATTCAACACCACACACAAAACAAAAATTGCAGCCTGTGCAAAGTTCAAGCAGTGGGTAGAATCTGACAAGATGAAAATACGCAGCAAGAACTTGATACGTGAAGTCAAAACATTTGTAGCACGTGGCAACAGCTATGCCGCCAAAGACGGTGAAACAGATGATCTTGTAATGGCAACAATGCTGTGTACACGCATGATTCAAAACGTTGTAAGATATGACGAGAACGCATTCAGTATGATGAACGAATCTGATGGCAGTGATGACGAAGTAAGAATGCCAATGCCGATAGGTTTTATATAAATAGTATTATGGACAGTTCAAACATTGCAGAAAAGATTTTTGATTACGTAAAGGGACTGGGCGAGCATGTCGTCCTTTTCACAACCACTGGCGAAAGCACGTTGGATACAAACGATGCTAGACGCTTTTACTTGAAAGACAGTAAGATAATGATTCACTTGGATGACAGTGAAAGTCGTGAAGAACTGAAAGTGATGTTCGGCGGTGAAGTTTCGCCAAAGCAATACGAACACATTTTCAAAGGTCTCAAAAACATTGCACACAAAAATCTCATCGAGTTTACACTAAAACGATTCAGCAAACAAATTGAACCAAAAGACTTTGCATATCAAGGAAGCGTAGCTATGAAACAAGAAACAAACGAAAGTTTTAGCAAGCCATACGGCAAAACTAAAACCAGTTACCAAGAGCTGAAGGACAGCAAAATTATCATCAAGCATAAAAAAGCAGTCAACGAAGAAGTTCGCGGTAGTAGAAGTAGAAACATTCAAGCCATTTACTTAGAGAACAGCGCAGGTGAACGCTTCCAATATCCATATAATCACCTAGCTGGCGCACGTGCAATGCTACGTCATGTAAAAGAAGGCGGCAATCCATATGATGATTTTGGACAGCACATCATTGAACAAAGCAAAGAACTTGGCGACCTTATGAAGTTTGAACGTTGGGTCAACGGTAACAAACTGCATGAAGGCAACGAAGAAGAAGTCGAATTGGTAAAAGAAGCAAAGACACGTATTCGCGAACACATCAAGCGTCTACAAACTGAAGCATACTACAAAGAGTGTTCATGCGAATACAAAGCAAAAAGCTTCACTGCAAGTCCTACAAAAGTAAATAAGATGCGTGAACGTTTTACTGCTAAGAATTTTGACGAAGGACTAAACGATGCATTGGGTATTGTTACACGTCTAGTCGCTGAAAATCGTGCAGCAAAAGAAGCGCAAGATGATGTTGTACAATTGGTACAGTACATCAACAAAAACAAGAACATTGCGTTCCGTGGCGTAGAAGCAGATGACCCTGCAAATCCAGAAGCAGAAAATCAAAACAAATACGCAGGTCCGCAAGGTAAAACAGCAAAATTGGGTGCAATGGCTAGTTACCTAGCACAGCGCACAATGGATGACACTGTCAGCAATCACCTAGCAAGGCTGGCTGACAATGTTCATATTATGAGCCCTAAATTTTTACTTGGGGTTGAAAAAGTGATTGACTTCTTGTACAAATCTGCTACAATGAAAAAAGAACAGGCAGTAGCAAGTTCAAGCGTAGCAGATCAAGCATATGAATCACTTGAAGAATCATTTGAAATTTTTGAACCAAAGTTCTAAATTTCACTTGACAAATATCGTTGTTTGGCTGTATACTAACACTTATAGTCAAGCAAATTGGCAAAACATAGGCATATACATAGGAGAAACATTATGGCTTCATTGGCAGAAATTCGTGCAAAACTACTGGCACAGGAAAATAACAGCAGTTCGAGCAGCAGCTCAGGTGGTGGTGACAACGGAATCTTTCCGTTTTGGAACCTAGAAGAAAACAAATCAGCAACAGTACGATTCCTAAACGATGGCGATACGACGAACGATTTCTTTTGGAAAGAGCGTCAAATGATTCGTCTGGACTTTCCTGGTATCAAAGGACAAGCAGACAGTCGTCGTGTTACAGTAAACGTTCCGTGCATGGAAATGTGGGAACCAACTGGTTCATGTCCTGTACTGGCTGAAGTACGTCCTTGGTTCAAAGATCCTTCACTAGAAGATATGGGTCGTAAGTA